AGTATAGTTAATATTATACACACCATTTTTTGGTGTGTTGAAAATTGACAAAGCCGAAGAAATATGTTAAAATAGCGGTAGCGGAAAACAGGAGAGATAAGATAAGTGCACAATAACTTTTATACTATAACAGCGGAGCGGCGAGACAGCGAAGTTCCATATATTGTTGTTAATATAGCTGATTTAGAGCGGGCGATGACTACCTTGAGTGGGAATGGCTTTAAGTTATTCATGTATTTATATCGGGTTCAGTGGGGAAAAATATGGAGATTATCACCAGAAGATGTAAGGCAAAGAACAGGCATGTCACAGAATGGTTATCATAAGGCATTTGCTGAATTGATTGAGCGGGGCTATCTTATTAAAACCAGTAAGCGAAAAGTTGTATTTAAGGTTTAATGGTAAAATTTTATTTTTAAATATTTTGCGAAGATTGAAACAATTGAACATTTGGTGAAGAAAATTTTGTTTTTGAGCTTTATAGTGAAGATTTCGCAGAAATCGAACTTGACAAGCTGATGTGGCTGTGGTATAATGGGTGTATAGTAAAGAAAGGGGAAATAATTATGGAATATAGAGTATGGGATAAAGTTACAGAATCATATGGTAGCGGTGGATTATGGTCAATAACGCCTATCGGAAGTTTGTTTTATGGTAATGCTTTGTGGACTGAAGGTATTGTTGAAAGGTTCACAGGAATGTTTGATAAAAACGGTGTTAAAATATATGAAAATGATATTGTTAAAATAAAACTTGGTGATATTTACGGTGATGCTCATGTATATGTGGTCGCTGTAGCCGCATGGTGTGAAGATGCTTGTGGTTTTAGATTTAGAGATAGCAGGGGCGAATATGAATATTTTACATATCCAAGGCTTGAAGTTATTGGTAATATACATGACAAATCTGATATAGCGGGGGAACTTTTGAAGGCAAAATAATATGAATGATAACAAAGATATAAATGGTAGCGAAGCCTATTACAAAAAAATTGGAAAAATAATTAAACATAATTTAAAGGCGGCAGGAATTAGCGAAGAACAAGCGGCAGAGATAGTGGGGCTGTCTACGCACCTTTTTCAGAAAATATTAAATGGCTATATTGGACTTAATATTAAAGAAATAAAAGATATTTGTAAAAAACTTAATATTGATTATAGCGTGGCGTTAAATGATGGTGATTTAGAAAAGATATTTATGGATAAAGACCCGCTTGAAGTTGTAACAGAATTGATTTACGAATATATGAAGCTTGAATGGCGTATCTCTAATGGCGAAAAGGAGAAATAACTATGAATATTAAAGCAGTACATAAAAACATGGGTGACAAAGAGTCTTATATTTTAGGAAACTCAGTTGGTGGCAGAAGAATAACAAAATTAGAGTATAATCAAGATAATCTTAGCAGAGCTGTCTGGGTTTATGTTGGTGATAAACTTGATAGAATTATTTTTGACCCTGACATTATTGTTATTTTAAATGAGGAAAATAGCGATGGTTAAAATTGATATTGAAATACTTAAAGAAATTAAAAATTTAATTTTAGAAGAAAAATGGTATATAGACAAATCGGCGGGCATGGAAGAAGATTATTATGAAATGTTGAATGATAAATATAAAAATATATTATTATATCTTGTTTGTGAAGAAATAGATAGAAAAGAATTTTTTAATAATTATCATTCGTAAGGGGGTTAATTTATGAGATATAAATTTAGGGCTAAAAACAAAGACAGCGGCAAATGGGAATATGGCTACTATGTCAAATATATCAAACGGCAAGTTTCACCTATTGGAGATTTTCTTGATGAAACAGATATAGTTCATTTAATATTTAAAAGTGGTTTTGCTGATTGGAACATGGAACGCCCGCTAAATGCGGTTGAGGTTATTCCTGAAACCATAGGACAATACAGCGGACTTCTTGACGGTAATGGTAAAATGATTTACGAGGGAGATGAAATAAGACTTTCTATGGTGAATGTTGTCAAGGAGTGCATGAATACGACAAAACAATTATATTAAAAGACATAAGGTTTGACCTTGAAGAAATTTCTCATGCAAGCTATATTGGAGTGATTGGAAACATTTATGATAGGGAGTACAAATAATGGAAAATTTTATAACAGCAAAACAGGCGTATGAACAATCTTACAAAAACAGCACACTTGAAGAAGAAAAAGGGAAAATAGCGGCAGAAGTTTTTGAAGAAATCAATAAATCAATTCAAAACGGTAGATTTACGGCTTTTTGTAAACCATCTAAAACAACACCTGAATATACAGATGCCATTATAAGGTATTTACATGAACTTTTAACAAACTGTGGATTTTTCTATGAAATAACAAAACTAGGCAGACATAATATTGCTAATATATCTATAGAGTGGGGTAATAGTGGTGAAGTATAAATTTAGGGGCAAAAAGAGAAATGGATTATGGGTTTATGGTTATTATAAATATGCCCATATACTTTCAGAACATATAATTATAAGTAGCGATTTTTATATTAGTCATGATGTCATTCCTGAAACGATAGGACAGTTTTCAGGCAAGTGCGACAGGAATGGCACTGAAATTTATAGCGGAGATATTTTACAAACAGATGAAGGCGATATTTACAGGGTTGAATTTAATGATGACCACTCTGCTTTTATGGTTGTGTTTTATCCAGATGACTATGACAGTATGCTTTTGGCTGATTGTTGTCCTCAAAAATACGATATTGTTATTGGTAATATTTATGATACTTAGGAAAATAGATGCTATGCACAAATATTATGGAAAGATTGATAGCAAAAAATGTGGTGACTGTTGTAATTTTTATGAAAGAAATTATGGTAAGAAATATTTTAAATGCTCTGTTTATGGAATGTCATGTTCTACTGCTACTGATTGGGCTAAGAAGTGGGTAGCGTGTGGACATTTTAATATCCCATTTGAGCCTGATAATCATAGGGCATTGTTTTACAAAGAACCAGAAAAAATAGTTATGGAAAAGCAGTTGACAATTGATGATTTGTATGATATAATAAGTTTAAAGGAAAGTGGAAAATAATATGAAAGCATATGAATATCTTGATTGGCTAGAAAAACAGCGGCAAGATTTATTAGACATATGGAGCGTCGAACCTGTCTATAAAACCCTGTTTAGAACAAATATTTATGGTGATGTTGAATCATTCCCCTGTTTCATACACCCAGAAGATGCAAGCAAAACAAATCCTGTTTCCTTACGATATATACATAGAGAGTTATAGGGGATTGAATAATGTTGACTGAATTAGAAATAAAAATAAAGATGGAAGGTTTTGAATGTCCTGAATATCTACATGAAGTTTGCTACAAGCCAATCTATGAGCAAGCGGTGTTGGCTATTGAATTGCAGAATAAACTGGATAAAATCAGACAAATATTAAAACAGGGAGATTAAGTGATGGAAATGTTAGAAAAATGTCCATTTTGTGGTGGTGAAGCGGGATATGAGTCTACACAACGAAAGTATGGTATTGTGCACACTGTATATTGCACATGTTGTGGAGTAGAGATGACAAGATTATATAGCGAAGCGGCTATTGAAGCTTGGAATAGGAGACCAGAACAATATGGATAGTGTATTTGTGCATTTTCATGACTTTAGTCGTGAGTGCGCAAACACAAAACCACAAGGAGGCGAGATGAGATAATGAACAAGTCATATAAATTTAGATTATGTCCAAATAAAGAACAGGAAATATATTTTTCTAAATGTTTTGGTAGCACACGATTTATATACAATCAAATGTTAGCAGAAAGAAAAGATTTGTACGACAAATACAAAGATAATAAAACTGAATTAGCATCACATAAACCAAAAACATATTCCGATTGGAAAAAAGAATTTGATTGGTTGTATGAAGTTGACAATTTAGCACTCGCAAATGCTCAAAAAAACCTACAATCTGCTTATAATAATTTCTTTCGTGACAAAAAAGTTGGTTTTCCTAAATTCAAAAGCAAACATAAAAGTAAAAAATCTTATACAACCAACAACCAAAATGGTAACATTCGCATTGAGCAAGGCAAAATTAAACTACCTAAAATAGGTTGGATAAAAATTAAATTACACAGACAAATACCTAATACATATCAAATTAAGTCTTGTACAATATCTCAAGCTCCAACAGGAAAATATTACATCAGTATTCTAACGGAATATAGGTGTGAAATTAAGCCAGTAGAAATTAACCCCAATAATGTTATTGGTCTTGATATGGATATGAAAAACTTATTTACTGATAGCCAAGGTAATAGAGCTGAATATCCAAGGTATTTTAGGCAGATGCAAGACAAACTAGCAAAAGAACAAAGAAAATTATCTCATTGTCAAAAAGGAAGCAAGAACAGGAACAAACAAAGGTTGCGTGTTGCAAAGCTACATGAAAAAGTTGCTAATCAGAGAAAAGATTTTCTGCACAAATTAAGTAATCAGATAGCCAATGATTATGACATGGTTTGTATTGAAGATTTAAATATGAAAACAATGAGCCAATGTTTAAATTTGGGCAAGAGTGTTTCAGACAATGGTTGGGGAGTGTTTACTGTATTTTTAGATTACAAACTTGCTGATAGAGGTAAGTTTTTATCTAAAATAGATAAATGGTTTCCGTCGAGCAAAACTTGTAATGTGTGTGGAATGGTTAATAAAGAATTGACTCTCAAGGATAGAAAATGGATTTGCCAATGTGGAATACACCATGACAGAGATTGGAACGCAGCTATAAATATTAAAAACGAAGGATTGCGCATAATCGTTGCGTAACAAATAAGAACCGTAGGAACTACGGAGATAGCCTGTTTATGCTTTGGTGGTTGCACCAATCGAGCAGGAAACCTGCGACTTTAGTCGTTGGTAGTTCACGTGGGGAACAAAAAATCCACCAAACAAAGAAGGTAGATACCTTGTAACAATAAAAGACAATTTTGGTAGAACGGTTAGACAAGCTGACAGAGCTGAACATGGTGGTAATTGGTTTTGGTATGTATTGCCTTCATCTTCTGTATCACATGATGTAGTTGCTTGGATAAAACAGCCAGAGCCGTATGGTGGTGAATGAAGCAGACAAGGGGCGAAGAATATCGTGCGGAAAGGGGTGACGAGTGATGGAAATTAAAACATGTCCATTTTGTGGGGGTAAAGCAAATTTAACCAAAGAGGATAATTATGGATTTTGGGATGACGAATGGCATGTAGACTGTGGTAATTGTGGGTTATTATTTGGATTTGCAAAACAATACAGCAAAGAAGAAGCAATCGAAGCATGGAACAGGCGAACCCGAAGAACTTCCGACTAATCTGAAATATTACTTCATATTAGTCGATGTGGAAAAAACATTGAAGCCAGAGCCTTACGGCGGGGAGTAAAAAAATGAGCGAAGCAAAAACAAATATAGATAGATTTATAGCGGCAAATATGTCGGTACACGAAGAGTTAGAAAATCTTGTCAACATTTTTGACAATTCTTTGATATTTAGCGGCGGCATTAATAAAAACAGTGTTCAGATATATAGCGGCATTGACAAGCTGGCTAAAGAAATTGGTGTTGAAACAAAAGAAATTTTATATGACGGAGAACAGCCGAGAAAAGTATTTGAATACAAAGGCATGGAGTTTTTTCAGCTTGGCGAGATAGACTATAAAAGTGTTAAAGTGTTTTCAGAAAAAGAAATAGCCAGTATTATAAGCAACCATTATCCTATAACAGAAGAAGATTGTGTTATTTTATTAAAAAACATTCTGGAAGGATATATGCTTCCGGGAAGTATGTCTCTACAAGATAAAACTATAAGGTTGTTTAAATTAGAGAGAGGAATTAAAAAGGCGATCTCTCTTATGTTGTGTGGCGAGACAGAAGCGGCAGAAAGGGTGTTGACAAGAGTGTTGGTGGAATATAAATGATGGATTTTGATGAATTGAAAGAAGACGTCCGTAATATTGAATATGAACTTGAATATGGAGAGGAACAGAATGTAGAGAGAGTCGCAGTAAATGTTAAATGTTTACGGTCAGTTATTGATTTTGCTAACGAAGCCATCGCTCGCCAGTCGGTCAAGAGCGAGGACGTTGCAGAAACGATATCTCATATACAGGGTGGATATGGTGATATTTGGAAATGGCCTAAAAAACGAAGGGACACCATCATCACCGCACTGCAAGAGTATCATCCGTGGACTCCGACATGTGAGATATTGCCGGAAGAATATCGTTTTGTTTTAATTTCTATATTCAATGGTAAAGCAACTGGCGTTGGAATGATTGACAAAAATAAAAGATGGTATGGGATTGACCATCAAGAAATAGAGGTAATGCCCGAAGCGTGGAAACCTCTTCCAGAACCACTGAAAGGGGAATGAGAGATGATGAATAGTGAGAGTGCATTAAAAAACATAGGTAATTGGATAGCAAAAGAAACGGAATCGAGAAAATACCCGAAATGTGAACTTTTAGAACTGTCAGAATCGTTACAGGCATTAAAAGACGCCATCGATCGCCAGTCGGTGACGGACGAAGATGTGTAGGAAGAGATTGAGTATTACAAATCTCTGCTAAAGTACCGTAAAAACCAAGAACAACAAATTAGAGATCATTATGATGGGAAAATGCCGAGTTGGTATCAGGACGCAGATAAGATAGACAGTCTTGCCATTACTGCATTACAAGCGTATCAGCCAACCATTTACAAAATGGGAATAATTGGTTGCGAGTGGTGCGATAGCGGGATAGACACCGCTTCTGTGATGGGTGCAGATATGATGATGCGTTTTGTAAGACCAGTAAACTTCTGCCCGAATTGCGGTCGCAAGTTGAAAGGAGAATGATATGACAGTAAAAGAACTAAAGAAAATCACAGAAAATTTAGACGATGAAACACAGGTATTTGTTACTTTTGCCGATGAAAGTCTTTCTTCTGCTGACACAATAATAGATGCTTATACGGTTAGCGGCAGTAAAGAAGAAATAAACGGACTATATCTTGAAAGGTATTAATAAATGAAATATAGAAAAAAGCCAGAAATAGTAGACGCAATGCAATTTACTGGTGACAATGATGTAGATTGCATGATGTTTTGTCCAATGATAGAATATAATAAAAATATTAAAAAATATATTGCAATTACAGAAACGTATGATATAGTTATTGAAAGTGGAGATTGGATTGTTAAAGACGAACGTGGTAATTTTTCTTTTTTTGATAATGGTTCGTTTCACTTAAATTTTGAGGTAGATAAATGAATATATTACAAAAACTATATGCAAAGGCTCTTAGTAAAATAGCGCATAAAACACAAGCAATTCCAGTTTTATTAATGGAGTATAAGCCGTGGTTAAAAGATAAAAATGTAACAACACATTTTCTTTTGCCAATAGAATCAGATGAATATATAAAAAGTCGCTGTGGTGAAATAGCAGAACATATTAGAGAGCTGTATCAAGAAGATATTGATAAAATATTAAAGGATAAAAATAATGACAGAACACACAATAATAACTGCTGATAGTAGAAATATGGAACAAGTTCATGACGGCTCAATCAACCTTATTGTTACTTCTCCACCTTATCCTATGATTGAAATGTGGAACGATATTTTTTCTAAACAGAATCCAGATATCAGAAACGATTTGATGTCTGGTGATGGAATGGGCGCTTTCAATAAAATGCATGATATTCTTGATGCGGTGTGGCATGAATGTGATAGAGTATTAGCGCCTAATGGGTTTGTTTGTATTAATATTGGTGATGCTACAAGAACAGTTAATGGAAATTTTCAATTATTTTCAAATCATTATAGGATTATTGATTTTTTTATGAAGCATGGCTATTGCGTAATGCCAGATATACTGTGGAGAAAACAATCTAATTCTCCGAATAAATTTATGGGTTCAGGTATGTATCCTGCTGGAGCTTATGTTACTTATGAGCATGAATATATTCTTATATTTAGAAAAGGCGGTAAAAGAGTTTTTAATGAAGATGCAAAACAGACAATGTTAGCGGCTATAAAAAATTTAGAAAGATTGGAGAATTAATATAATGTTGACAAATGATGAAAAAGATGGTATAATTAATCCAGAAACAGGAGATGACTTAACTGTAACAGATTAGCGGGGTGATTTGTAGTGGTTGCTAAGTTTATAGGCAAAGATGGCAGCATGGGCTTTAAATATGGTAGAATATATAATATAAATTCTTATTTTCAAACATCTTTTGGAAGAACTTATATAGTTATAAAGTGTAAATCTGATAATACATTAAGACCTTGTGCTTATGATGGAGTTGAATCTTTAGTCAAAAATTGGGTTATTCTATAACAATGTATTATGATGTTTTTCAAGAAATAAAAGATAATGTCTCCTTGTATAATGTCGTTAGTGATGCGGGTTTTGAGATAAACAGTTCTGGTTTTGCTCTTTGCCCGTTTCACAATGACACTAAACCATCGTTAAAAATATATGATGATGCTTATCATTGTTTTGTTTGTGAAGCTCACGGTTCTGCAATAGATTTTGTAAAAAATATTTATAATATATCTATACAAGATGCTATTAAAAAGATTGATAATGATTATGGATTAGGTCTTACTTATTATGAAATGTCTTCTGAAGAGATAGCGGCGATAAAGGCAAAACGTATAAAGCGGCTACAGGAAAAGGAATATGTTTCTGAAAAAATATTAGAATTAGCGCAAGAACATTATAAGTTATGGAGCGGGTTTAAAAATAGCGAAGAATGGTCTGGTCAATGGGTTTTATCACTACAGCGGCTAGGGGTGATAGAAGCCATGTTTGAACAATATAGTGAATTAAGGAGAAGATTATAAATTTTGAAGGGGTTGTGGCACTTGGTATATGCTTTTTAATAACATATATAGCTATAGTTTTAGCCGAAGATAAAGGTGATAAATAATGTATAAATTTACTTGTGATAATTGTGGTAAATATTTTAAGGTAATGAGAAAGTTTGAAACTTTAGAAGTTAAGTGCTGTCCATTTTGTAGAAACAGTAACGTTAAACCAGATTTTGATATAGTTCCTATTTTTTTAGAAAGTGAAAATTCAAAGCTAAATAAACAAATGAAAGATGGTTATAAAATTACAGATGATGAAATGGAGTGGTAAAAGTTAAGATTTATAAATTTAATAAATGTTGTTTGTGTTTATATAGCGATGTTACTATAGAAAGAATGACAAATAAGGAGTATAGTCATATATACAGATGCAAAAACAAAGAGTCTTGTTATAGAGGCGAGAAACATGTGTTTGGTGACTTGACAACAAATGATTGCAAAAATTTTAAGGAGATAATTTGATGTTTAAAAAAAACAATTGTGAAAATTGTAGATATTCAAAACTTATGCTCTATCGTGGAGAAGATGTAATTGTTGATGGTAAGAATATTGGTGTAGGTGTTAATACTACTCTTGTTTGTAATTCTGAAGAAGGTCTTATAAATGTGGAGCTTGATGATGTTTGTGAAATGTTTGAGAAGCGTGGCAAAATACCTGTTCAACATTGTTATGTCGGATTTTTGCCAGAAGAAATATTAAATTTTCTTGGCATTGAACATTTTTAATAAAAGGACTTGACAAATTGACAAAAATATGTTATAATGTAGTTAGTTAGTTAAAACTAACTTTTAATTATGATTGCAAAGGGGCGATTGAGTATTGGGAAGAGTTAAGCGTGACTTGTATAAAAATGTTGAATGGCTTGGGATATCTTATGACGATATTGATACTATAATGGGTTTAATAGTACATAGGGCAGACCTTGATAAACCTATTGAAGATAATTGTAGTATGACACCAGAATATGAATATCGAGAATTTATAAGAATGGTTTATATTGATTTAGATAATATGATTGCCAGAACTAATTTATCTCCGAAACAAAAATATTATATAGATAGACTTGCTTATGGTTTTGATTTAAGTTTTCTTGCTAATGAGATAAGTGCCACTAAGCGGGAAATATTAGGTATTGTTCGTTCTGCGGCAAAGCGTATTCAAAAGAGTTATCATTTAGATTTAATTAACCATTTAGAAACAAGCGGCAAAACTAAGGTTGATAAAGATAGTAAATATAAGACTTGTGCTAAATGTGGTAGATTATTAAATGTTAGATATTTTACGCCAAAGAATGATAGAGAAGATGGTTATTATAACATATGTAAATCATGTCGAAATTAAGCTTTGGAACAAAAATCTGCAAAAAACGGCTCTCACACGCCTAAACCATGAAAGGACATATTAAGTGAAAATAGAAGACAAAAAACATTTAAAGATAAATGGAAAGGGATTACATCTTGTTTATCAAACAAGATGCTATGAAAAAGAACCTGAAAATATAGTTAAGTTAAAAAAAGATAGAAGGATAGGTTCTAAATTAATAGATGGAGAAAGATATTATTTATCTAAAATAAATATTGTTTCTTTAGAAGAAAAAAATCAAAAAATAAAAGAAATATTGTTAACACCATGCGAAGAAAACAGAACTCTTGAAGAAGAGTTGGAGTTTTTATGGGAAACTAAATATTGTTTTAAAAGCCAAAAGGATTCTTTACAAGATTTTTGTTCAAATACATTAGAACATTTGGCTGATTATTATATAGCCGGAATAGAAGGGGAAAACATTCTTGACCAGCGTAGTTGGGAAAAAATTAAAAAATATGAAGTGTCTAATTTTTTTAACGATTTATTAGTAGAAAAAGAAGATTCTATAGGAGAACCAACTAACAAACCAGAAATTAATATTTTAAATAAACAACAAAAAAAGAAAAAAGAAAAAAGAAATGTTGGTCAAACAAAGCGTTGGAAAAATTCTTTGACAAGAGCAATGGATAGAATTTATACTTACGATAATACAGAAGAAATTGAAGAATGGATTCTTGATACAAAAGTAAAAATCAAGCCACGAGTACCAGTCAAATATGAAAGACTAATAAATCCTAAAGAGCCGTTCATAGCTGAGTGGTGTAGAGTGGATGTTGATGGTTATTTTACTTTTAATGATAAATGTTGGCAAGTAAAAGATAAAGTTTATAAGTGTAATCCTTTGGCTGACAAGGGTTTTGTACAAGATAAAATATTATGTTATGAACAATATGATAAATATTATTTTTTTGATATGAACATAAATGGATTAAAGGAAGTAAAGGAAGTGACAAAAAATGGCTGATGATGGAGTAAAGAGAGAAAAGATTATATTCACCATTGATGCACCAATAGCTAACAAAAGAGATATTTGTGTAAGGATTTCTAAATATACTGGATTTAAGTATGAAATTTGCTCAATGTTTTATGATGCTTTTATTGATGCTATTAAAAATCTTATTTTTGAAGGATTTCACATTTCAATGAAGGGTTTTATGAATATAAGACTTAGGGAAACAAGAAGAAGAGAAGGTCTTCTTTATGGCAAAAAAATTATGATTAGACCAATGAGAAAACTTGCTATCAAGATTTCTCCTGAAATTAAAAAGAAGCTTGAAGCAATAATTATTGATGACGGAGTAGATGTTGATGGTTGAAAGAACTTGGACTATAGAAGAAGCTAATAAAATTGTTTCTAAGATATATCAAGAGTTTCCCAATATAACATACAGAGAAGCGGCACAGCGTCTTAATAAGCACTTTAATACTACTTGGTGGGATAATGAGCGTGTTAGAGACAGAAAGCGTAAGATAGGCGGCTACAAGCCACCAGAAGCTATTGACGAAGGATATAAGCAGACAGTTGAATATAACAATGGTTGTTACACTTTTACAAAAATCATAGAACTAATTGAAGGTGAAGATGTAACGCCAGACATGATGATTAAGGCACATGGTCTTAAAGTCGGTATGTGGGAAATTGTTGGATATAAAAATAATTTTTGGCAAGCACAGAAAAAAGGTGGTCAAAAGATTATTTTGTACCAGTCAAAACTTTCTGTTAAACCATCAAAACAAGTTTTTGATTTTGAAGAAATAGAAACATATTTTAAAGACAAAGATTTTATAAATGAAAAGCCTAACGTTAAACCGTTACAGTATGACCCTATCGGCGAAGTTCTTGAAATTTGTTTACCAGACTTACATAGCGGTCTATTGGCGTGGAATAAAGAAACTGGCGCTGATTATGACTTAAAAATAGTAAAAGAAAGATTTCAGCAATGTGCAATGGATATTGTTTCCCGCTGTAATGGTAGAAGTTTTAAAAAAATTGTTTTAGTTACTCTTGGTGATTTGCTTCATGTTGATAATGAAGAGCAGAAAACAACTAAGGGAACATTTCAGCAAACAGATGGTAGGCTATCTAAGATATTTACAACTACTTTGGATATGATAATTGACTTTATTGATACTATTGCCACTATTGCTCCTACAGAAGTTATTTACGTGGCGGGTAATCATGATAGAGTAACAGGGTTAATGTTGTTGAAGGCTGTAGAAAAAGCATACAGACGAGATAAGAGTGTTGTTTTTGACACTTCTCCTAATCCACATAAGTTTAGACTTTTTGGTAAATGCTTGGTTGGTTGGACTCACGGCGATTTGGCAAAGAAAAATATGCCACATTGGTTACAGCATCAGGCTAAACAAGAGTATGGTCAAAGCGAATTTGCTGAAGTTCATGCAGGACATTTTCATTCTATTGAAACTATAGCGACTAAGCTTAATATAGTGGAAGAAAAAGAAGTTGGTGGAATTTTAGTAAGACATTTACCAACATTATGCAATGCTTCTTATTGGGAACATCAGCAAGCATATACAAACGTTTCTAAGACAATGATGTGTTTTATTTGGAATGAGAATACAGGACTAAGAGATGTTTGGTATAGCAATATAGTATAACTTAAATAATTGTCGTTAGCCGATATGCGACTAATAAAAGGTCGGCTTCAAATGAAAAGAATACTTGTAGTATCTATGGACTACAGGCTCTTTTATATAAATCACCATAGTCACCGACTGGCACAGCAGTCTCGACTAAAATTAAGTCTAATCAAATAGGGCGGCTTGGCTGTGAAAGCTGTTTTATTCCTGTTTAGACAAGCAAGGTTGGGTGTTTTCCTTGCAAATATACTCTGGTAGCTCAGAGGACAGAGCAACGCTCTTCTAAAGCGTAGGTCAAAGGTTCAAATCCTTTTCAGAGTACCATCAGTTAAGCCAAAGTCTGCGGACAATGGCAAAATACTGGCTCTGCGGAGTTTATAGTAATGAATGATTTTTCGTATGTTTTCATTTAGCCAGTGCACAGGCGGTGGATATATCAGAGATGTTCCCACTTTCAGAAGGTAGCTATATATAGCAATCTTTGGCTCTGATGAACGAAAAGTGGACAGTCACTATCTGGCATGCGCCTAGAGCGAATCGGCGGCTAGTGGCTAATATGCGGGTGTAGTGTAATGGTAGCATAAAAGTTTTCCAAACTTTTTGTGAGAGTTCAAGTCTCTCTATCCGCTCCAATTGGGGTTTTGACAGTTTCCTAACAAAGAAATAACTGTTAGCATGGGAGTGTAGCTGAATGGTTCAGCATTTGACTGTTAATCAAAGGTATATAGGTTCAAATCCTATCGCTCCCTCCAAAAACTTGCCCCGAATATTGTATATTATTCGGTGCTTTATAATGCGGGTGGGAGGCATGGAGTCTTGCCAGTCTCATAAGCTGGTCAAAGGTCGGTTCAATTCCGACACCTGTAACCAAAAATATTTTTCAGGAGAGTTCATATGGCAAAAAATAAAAAGACAAAAGACAAGTATAGTAAGTATAAAACAGAAGGCAGACGAGAAAAAATAAACTTAGAAAAGCAGAAAAAATTAAAAAGCGGCTTGAGAAAGCCAAAACTAAAAGGTTAGCCAAACAAGGCTAATCTTTTTTTAATGAAAAAAAGGAAGTGAGAAGACTTGATTGACAATTTACCTGAAGGATTAAAAAAAGTAAAACCGCCTAAAGTGGTCAAGCCTTCAAGACCACAAAATGAAAAAGAATGGATATTAACTTGTACACATTGTACAAAACAAAAGACAGCAGATAACTTTTATGCTGACAAATCTACTAACTTAAACAAAATGACAATTTGTAAAGATTGTTTAAAAGAAAAAGCTCAAGACCAAAATGGTGATTTTAGTTTAGATAATTTTATAGATTTATTGAAAACTATTGATAAACCATTTATTTATCAATATGTAGAGAAGGCTCTTGAGAGTGGCAATGAAGTTGTTGGTGAATATTTCAAGAACCTTAATAGAAGAAATTCTGCATCAGGTGGCTTTGATGATTCTGATTTTAGCGGCTATGAAGTTGACAATACTCAAGAAGTATTAAAAAAGGATAAACCATTTGAGATTACAGAAGAAGTTCTTGACAGATGGGGCAGGGGTTATAAGCCAGTTGAATATGAATCTTTTGAAAAAAAATATGAAATTTTACGACCTTCTTATCCTGAAAAAACGGCTTTTCATACTGAAAAACTCAAGGAGTATATAAGATTTCAGGTTAAGGGTGAACTTGCTTTAGCTAATAATGAATCTATAAATGCCAAGTCTTGGTTTGAAGAAGCAAGAAAAACAGCTGATGCGGCTAAAATTAATCCTAAACAGATGACTGAAGCTGATTTAGGTGGGAAAAATACTTTTAGCGAATGGTTTAGAGAAGTTGAAAAATTCGATGAATTAATGGATTGCATAAAAGAATATCAGTTAAAACCTAAAGACTCTATTGATTTTACTATTTTTGAAATAATAAATGGAGTTAGAAGAATTAAAGGTATGGGAGACATTACATATCCTGAAATTTATGAGTTTTATGACAATGAAAAGGCTAAGTTTATAGAAGAGTATGGAGAAGATATTTTTAAGGGAGACAATACAGAAGAAAATAGAAAAAGATTAGAAAAGTGGGTCACTTATAGAGAAGTTGATTCACAGGAAGAATCGGAAGAAGTATTATAATGGAATTGTTAGATATTGAGAAAAAGCAATATGAGTCTTGGGCTAAGTTTAGAGCTTTTTGTATATGGTTTCCTGATTTATTTTTAGATGCCATTACGCCAGATGAAGGCAGAATTGTTTTAGACTTTGACCAACGTGTATTTCTTAGAGCACAACTTAGATTTTTTTCTGTATATGGTGTCATGCCTAGGTCTTGGTCAAAGACATTTTTAGAAGCTTTAGCTATGTTTTTGATAGCTATTTTTTATCCTAATGTTGATTTGGCTATGTCTGCTCAAACTAAAGAAAATGCGGCATCTATTTTAGGTGCTAAAATAATGGAGATAAAGCGATATTGGCCTATTCTTAATAATGAAATTAGAAAATTAAAAATAGATAAAAATGAAATAAGCTTAACATTATATAACAATTCTACAATAAGTATTTTGGCTAATGCTCAAACATCTAAGGGTCAGCGTAGACACAGACTAAATATAGAAGAAAGTGCTTTGCTTAATAACGACTTGTTTTTAGATGTACTTGAGCCTATTCCTGCAATGCCTAGAAGAACTTCTGGTAAATTAGGAATTAAAAATCCTTATGAACTTAATGGTCAAATAAACTTTTTTACAACAGCGGGGTTTAGGGGTTCAGACGAATTTATAAGACTTAATAGTATGATAGATGACATGGCAGAACTTAATGGTAGATTTGTTATGACAGCAGATTGGCAACTTGCTTGTTGGTTTGGCAGAGGCCCAACAAAAGAGCAAATGTTAAAGAAAAAAGAAGAAAATTCAGCCTTGTCTTTTGCTCAAAACTATGACTCTATATGGGCGGGAGCGGGAGACGGAAGTCTTGTAAGCCCCAACAAGCTATTTAATAGCAGAAAGATAGAAACCCCATTGTTTGACAACAAAGATAATAGGGAGCTTTATTTGGCGGTTGACGTTGCTCGTTCAGAAAAAGACAATAATAACCAAAACGCTTTAGCTGTATTAGAAGCTATTAGAGATGAATCAGGCATGTTAAAACATATAGATTTAGTTAATATGTTTGTTTTATCTGGCACAGCTACTTTTACTGAACTTGCATTATATACCAAACAATTGTTCTTTGGATTTAACTGTTCGGCTGTTATTATTGATTCTAATGGTCTTGGTAATGGACTAAGAGACGAATTATTAAAAGAGTCAAAAGATGATAATGGTAAAGTTTATCCTTGTTTTGTTACTTTTAATACAGAAGCAAAACCTGATACAAATAATTATGTAAGGGTTATGTTCGACTTGAAGCCGCAAAGTGCTAATACTGATGTTATTGTTTCTTTTATAGATGCTGTGGAAAGTGGTCAATTAAGATTGCTTGTTCAGAAAAACTTGAACGAATATGATGTCGCTACAGGTGCGGGCTACGAAGAAAAAGTCTTACCATATCTTAATACTGATTTGTTTATAGAAGAAGTTTCAAACTTGAAGCTTAAACAAAATGGTGCTGGCAAAGGTTATTCTGTTGTTAAAAATTTAAGCAAGATAGACAAAGACCGTTGGGCGGCTACCGCTTATGGGATATGGTTTATAAGAACTTTTAAGTATAGCGTTGAAAGAAAAACGACAGATTTAACAGATTATATTATAGCAACTAAAAAACAAAAGAGAACAACACAGCCAATGATACAAAAAATACAGCGGCGAAAAAGTAGATTTTTCGACAGATAGAAGGGTGGTGAAAATCTTTGGCTGAAGAAATGAAAGCATATGATATGTGGAAAAGATTAACTGAAGAGCTTGATGTTAAAAATTCTTTTCAGGCAGTTTTTAATCCTTATTCACAAAATAATAGACTCAAAAAGGTAAAGACATCACCTAGCAGAAAAACAAGGTCTGAGCTACAAAAGATGTTAGAGAATCCCGCTGATAATGAGCAATCTCTTAGAGCTATCAGTTGGTATTTTTATAATTCTATAACACAGATAATGAAAGAAACTCATTTGTATTCTGATATTCTTAGTTATAGATGGTGGGTAGAGCCGAATAGTGCTATTAAGGCAAAAGTTTTTAAGAACGAATATGAACAAGCTGTAAAATGGATAAAATCTATAGACCCTAAGAAAACATTTAGGGAAATAGTCTTAGAAGTGATGCGTGAAGGTAAGGTCGCCTATGCTGTTAGAGATACTAATAGCGGAATGGTTCTACAGAGATTGCCTTCTGATTGGTGGAAGGTTGTTTATAGAACGCCTTATGGTTATCAGATAGCATTTAATTTTATGTATTTTATAACAGAAGGTGTTAGTGTTGATTATTTTCCTGAATCATTTAGAGAGATATATAATCAATTAAACAAGGTTTATGACCCTATCAAAAATAAAATAATTGGCAAAGTTCCTGATATTTTTCAGGTAGAAAAGCGTTACCAGAAATTTTTATATTGGGCTGAAATACCTATAAAAGATGCCTTTGTATTTAGTTTTGATGAAACAGTTGCTGAAGCAGTACCGCCACTAATGGCACAATTTATTAACGCTAACGATTTAGATAGTTATAAATTGTTACAACAGCAGTTACTTGAAATACCTTTAAATCAGATATTGACTGCTACTGTTCCACTACAAAAGAACAATAAATCTGGTGCTTATCTTGATGACACAGCAATTACGCCTGAACTTTGTGTTCTTTATGAAAACTCTATTAGGGCAAGTTTGCCAGACAATGTTGACTTTGTAGCCGCTCCGTTTGAAGACTTTAAATCATTTAGTTTTGATAACTCACAGAC